CCCATTAAATGATCACCCGCAAGTGCAATGGGAACAATAATCTGTGTTACAAGAGGATGTGTTTTTAAATATTTTTCCCTCTCATCTATAGACATAGTTTTGTCGTACTCATCTCCACTATTCAAATTTTTAAAACGATATGTTGGCATTAAAATTTTCCGTTGTTCCAAGCTTGTGCCGCTCTAAGATGACCTTCTAATTGTTCTATTCTTTTTCGTAATTCATAAAGTTCATCATTTAATTGTTTCTGTTTAATATGAGAGTTTTGCAATTGTTCTTGTAGATCAGCAATATTTTTTCTATAAATATCAACTTGACTCATAGGTTTGTTTTCTCTCACTTCTCGCAGTTTTCTTCCATAATAATCATGTGTACTTTCACTCATTTATTTAGTATCCCATCTATAAAAAATATGATCCCCAATTTCACAAGTACGAGTTCTACTTTTAGCCCACTCTGGTGTTACATAATCTGCATGATAAAATAAAGCACCATCTGTAATATCTATAAATGGCTGTTTAGAAAGAATTGACTTGGAAATATTCAGATAAATATTGTATGTCTTTTTATCCTTTGGATTATCTGTTAATCCATCACAATACCAAGAAAATTGGCAACGGTGACGAATAGGATAATATTTACGTTTACCTACTGGTAATATTTTATGTTTTCTAGTTTTCCAACTTTCTCTGGTTGGACCTTGTTCTATAACTTCACAAACAGTATTAGGAAATCTAGAATCCTTAACACGATTTAACACAACAGCAGTAACAGCAAGTAAACCAGCACTACCCTGATTCCGTGCTTCAAAATACATGTTTTTTGCTAAACACTCCACTGATCTAAAATCAGGTGGTTCATTTTGTGGTATAATAGGACTGATAAGAAGCAATCCTGATGTTAAAATTTCAGTAATCATTATCTGTTATTATAAAGGATTGAAATCCCCAAATAAGGAATGTGATTCCCACGGTTGCTGTTATGATGATGAGAGAGAGGTCAGCTGTGCCTTCTATAGCACTTACCGTGAGAATCAAACTGAATAAACCTATAAAAAATCTAATCATTTGAGATAAAGTGGTCCTGTCCAGTTGATTTTATAACCACCATCAAGGACATTACCCCGAGCAGCGTTCCGAGCGGGTGCAGCGTAACCAGCTGGAAACAGAATGTCACCCATCTTGAACTTTTTGTCATTATCAACTGCAACGATAAATGCAGTCGTACTCCGATTGCTCAGAACTTTGATGTACTTTTTACCGTACTTGACTTCAAAAGAATTCGTGAAGTCCTTAAACATTTTCTTTCTGATATCGGTATCAGGCGGCGTGAAGAGTTTATAATCCTCAACCATCGCAGCCTTCATCTTTTCAATACCAGACTCAAGAGTTTCAGAACTCTTATCAACATAACCAAAAGACATTATTCGTATCCTTATTTCATCATCAAAGCAACAATGCCGTTTGCGTAGATAGAAACACCCACTGCATTAATAATTATCAATGCACGGTCATTCCACATAATCGAAACGACAAACCAACCAAGTAATCCTGTTATATTCACAAACAGGTTTAACGGATATATGTTCTGAGCAGTCAGTATCATTCCAGCAAGTAGAATTATACTCGCTACCCACTTGATATACCAATCTTTGGTATGAAGCGGGGTAGATTTCTCTAAATGATTTTTATCACTCATTATATCTAATACTACCACATCCAGAAGGATTTGTCAACAGTTAATTTCATCATTTGTGTCAATTTTTGACATCTGTTGCAAAAATGTCACAGAAAGTGATTTTACCCGTTTGCTGGCCCCGGAGCTTGATGATAAATGTGTTGATCATCTAACATATACTCATCAGTCCAATTAAATGCTTCTTTTACCACTTTATCGGAAAGACCCTTATATTTTTGGTGTAAAACCTTATCCTTAGCAGCAACCAACAAATCAGCCTCACTTTCATGCAAACCTTCTAGTAATTGAACAAACATACTTTCTCTTTTGTTTTGAGCAATTTGTGGATTACCACCTTTGATGTAGTTATATAATTTTCTTGACTCATATGCGAGAACATTATGTTCTGTTCCTGCTGGAGCATCATTTGCAATAAATGGTACTTCACCAGGCGGCAAATCCCATTCAATTTTGGGATCAAACGATGATTTAATTATCATACGAAGTGCTTCACTATTATGTTCTCGTAAAAGTGCAATTTTTTTATCTTTTGTTTTTGCTCTCGCAACTATGTTTAAAACTTCAGAAAGAAGTAGTGTAGTATCGGGCATTAAAATTCTCCTATCGAATCTGTAAGATTTCTCAATCTTTTTTGTATAAAATAATTTAGTAGTTTGCTGCGGTCACCTTCTGGAGCTTCATGATATGCTTTAATGCATTCTGAAAATATCTCCACTGGTGATTTAGAAAGGTCTATTAACTTTTGATTTCGTTGAAAGTTTCTTACAGTTTCATCATCAGGTAATACATCTGTTATATGCATCTTACCAAGTTCTGGATGCTCTGCATCAATCCATGCAGCAATCTTCTTCTTACCAAGAGGATGTTGGCGTAATCCTTCTGTAAAAGTATGGTCTGGTGATAACACATTAGGAACACCATCACTAACATCACCCTTTAAAATATGTTCTATCAGATAACCAACAGGATCACCGCCATTAATCATTCGTTTGGTTATTGGACTATACTGTGATACATTTCTAAACTTTTGTAACTGAATGAAATCCTTATCACCAGATAAAATTAAAGTTTTACCATTATCATATTCTAACTCAAGACAAAGAGCAGCTATAATATCATCTGCCTCTGCACCATAAATTTCTAAAAACTTGTATGGGAAAAATTCTTTCAATTCATCTTTAATCTTATTTAAACATTCAAAGATAGCAGTCCAATCATGATCAGATTCTTCTCTAGACTTTTTGCGTCCAGCTTTATATTCTGGAAAATAATCACGCCTCCAATAATGTTTGGAATCATAACATAAAACTAATTCACCATACTCATTATGAAATCGTGTACGATACATACGCAACGAATTAAGAATCATATGTCGTACCATATTCTCATCTGGTTTCGTTGTCTTATTCATATTCAGATGCATCATAACGCTTGCAACTGATATCTGATTCATATCAACTAAAATCATATCGTATTAACACCGACGACTCGTTTCTCGCCTGCTTTCATAAAACTATTAAAACTCATGCTTCTTCTTTCACCATCACAATAAAAAGGATAAACTGAATGATTTAACCATGATGGAAATACCATCATCATACCAACTTCTGGTTTCATCATAAGTGTGTCAGTTCTTAAATCATGCTTTTCACCATACTTGAAATCAATTAACCCACTAGCAGGGTAATGATCTTTTGTCTCTTCATTAAAATGGTCTTCCATACCCTCTGGTAATTTTAAATAAATGACACCAGAAAAATCTCCACTATGTGTATGCCAAGGATTGTATTCATGTTTGTATTGACTTACTACCCAACTTCGGTTTAGAACAATATTTTCAAGTGACGGAATGACGCCTGAATTGTTGGTCAATTTATTCCAATGAAAAGCTCGGTTCTTTTCTATCATATATTTTAAATAATCAAGACTTGCTTGTTTTAATATGTTAGAACAATATTCTGCGTCTTCTTGTTCTTTAAAGGGTATCTGAATTTCTTTATGAACTTTACCTACAAGACTATCAGAAAAATCCCACTTAACACTTTTAGTGGTATCATTCAAAACTACATCACTAGCATGATTAACCGTTTTTATAAATTTGTCTGGAACTTTTGTTTCTAGAATAGTTGGACTAAAAGGTTCATGCCAATTCGGGGTCATCATCAATCTCATTATCTTTTAAAATCACTTGAACAAAATCATTTATATTTTCAAGAGTAGCTACGTTAAATGATGTTTCAAATTGTTGTTGTTGATCTTCAGTAAGAATTTCATCAACGGATACAATATTATTCATCATACCTTGTAATGGGTGATTGTAACCCATATACCTATATATAATGCTTTTAACACATTCAATTAAAAAACCCATATCTCTTACAAAATCCTTTTCTTGTACATCAAATCCATTTTCTTCAAGATAGTGAATCATTTGTATAAGTAAAGTTTCTGTATGTTCATCCGCTATATTTAAATCTCTAGCTTGTTTAGCCACACTTTCTTCTGGACTATCGTACTTAGGGATTTTTGATTTTGGCCAAGGGCCCTCTATTATTTCAGCGGTCAACTTATCTTTTCCTTTTTGCTAACTTTTCTGAAACTATTCTTTCCTCATCATACATTTCTTGTGTGTATACACAACCAATATCTGGATACCATACATCTACATCACGTTTAGGGTTTCCGTTCTTATCATAAGCCAGTGCAACACACCTTCTAGAAACTTTTGATTCCTGATGTTCTCCAAAGAAAACATCTACATAATCACCATCTCTAAGATACTTTAGCAGATGACGGACATACCCCTCATGAGTCATTTGTCTTGCCAATGCACCCTTGACCTTATTTTTTACATTTTTACGTTCTGCTGATGCAAGTTCCTTTTGTGTCTTTATCCATTTTCTAACTTTTTTAGGATGAACAGGATGTTCCTCTGGAAGATTACGTAAACTCTCATGAACACCTGCCATTCCATAATCTGGATTTTTCTTCCTACGTGCTTCTCTCGCCTTTTCTAGACGTTCTGATGCAGCAACCCGCTGTTCCTCTGTCATAGGTTTACGTGGTTTTCTCCTTTTAGGTTCTTTCCACCCCTCAACAGAAGTTACTGATTTAACTTTACGAGCCATGAATTATTTATCCTTAAAATCCAAATTCTTCAAGACGCTTTTCTTCTTCTTTTTGATGTCTACGTTTACCCGCTGCTTTAGCAAGTCTACGTTTTTCACTTTTTGTTCTAAAAAATTCCCTGTTTCTTAATTCATTAAATAGTCCTTCTTGTTGTAATTTCTTTTTTAAGACTCTCATTGCAGAATCTACATTGTTATTGTAAACTTTAACTTTCAAACCATTTTTCGTGATTTCACTCATCAACTAATATCCTTTAATGCAATACTTTAGAATTGGATACATGACCATTATACTCTCCCAACAACACATTTATATAGTCAATTGCATCATACAAATCTATAAAGTGGGCTCCTGCTGTAAACAATAGAGGATGGTTATGTACTTGTTCGTCATCTGATACAATGACAATTGGTTTCTGTAAACTATATCCCCAAGCAATTTCACTCGTTGTCCCATAAGAAGGCCGGCGATCATTAATATGTTTTGGTAGACACGCAAGAATTAAATCACAGGATTTAGTATCCATATAATTTTTCATTACAACTCGTTTTTTGGATTCTGGTGATTCAGATTCGGATTCTGCTCTATAAGGATTTATACCGATAATATTTTCCACAAATCCAGATTGTGCATATTTTCGCCAATCTTGAATTTCACCTTCATCACAACCCTCAATCGGGCCTGCAAGATATACAAATTTATTCATATAATTCCCTTAGTACCCACTCGTTGTTTATCATACAAGCAGTACCTTTCATCTTTCGTTGAGATTTCTTAACTTGTACAGTTGTTACAAATTCTCTACAATTACCATTTGTTGCAATTGGTGCTGCAGTAACCGCAACCTGTTTATCTGGATTTGTCCAAGTAGATATCTGTCCATTTGCATTGTTTGATAACGATTGTCGTAGTAACATGGTAGCATGTATTTGATCTATTTTATCTAGTGTTGCTCCTATCTCATGACCAACAACAAGACCGACAACTGAATATGCAGCTGCAACAAAAGGACCGCCTTTTGAACCAAGTGCAGCACCTGCCGCTGCACCACCAACAGCACCAATCATTGATTTATTGAATGATTGCTTTGGAGCCCATACTCCTTTGCCTGGTAAATAATAATCTTTGGATTGACAACCAGTTATAGGATTACATCCAAGAGTGGGGTTTATTCCACTAGGAAGTAAACACCCACTAAGACTTAAAACCAGTGCAGAACTAAGTAGAAGGGTTCTCAACAGTCACTTTCCTATCTTCCTTGAGCACACCCTCAAGATTTTG